TTTTCTCCCCTACCCAGTTACATATATCAGTTCATTATAAAAAGCTTAGATTTTTGTCTTGACAACTGAACCACTATAGAATTTATGGGAAGAAAAATTATTTTAACAGAAGAACAAGAAAAAATTGTCAAAGATTCTTATCTTTCAGGAATGAGTTGTAATCAAATATTGAAAAATACAGGATTCGGCAGAGATGCTATTAAAAGATGTTTAGTAGATGCCGGAATTTATAATCCTGATAAAACACGATATAGAAAGTATTCAGATGAAGATATTGAGTATATTAAAAAGTATTATCAAATTGGTGATTGGGACTCAATATTTAAGAAATATCCGTTTATGAATAAACAAAATGTTTATGATATGGCAAAGAAGCGTGGATTTTCAGCTGATTTTTATTTTTGGAGAAAAGAAGATGAATTAATTGTTAAAGAGAACATGTATAGTAAAACTTTTGAGGAAATATCTGATTTAATTGACAATCGAAAATCTTCTTCTCAGGTAAAGCAAAAAGCATTTAAATTAGGATATAGAAATGATGATTCATGGACTGAAGAAGAAATAAATATTCTAAAGAAAAATTATTCACTGATCCCAATGATAGAAATCATGAAATTATTACCGCGTCATAAAACAAAAGATTGTATTCAAATGAAAGCATCTCAGTTAAATTTGAAATCGTACTATTCTTTAAATTGCATGTGGACCGATGATGAAAAAGATTTTATAAAAAATAATTGGAAATCTATGTCCGATATAGAATTAGCTGACAAATTAAAACGCTCTCAAAGAAATGTAAAATACCAGAGAGAAAGACTAGGATTGTTTAGGTCTGATCCATTTGGAGAAATCAATAATCGTTTAAATGATTATTTAAGAGGGCGTTCTTATACATGGAGAAAAAATAGCATTAATGCATGTAATAATAAATGTGTCTTAACAGGAAGTGAAAAATTTGATGTGCATCATATATATCCTGTTAACCAAATTATATCAGATATATTATACGAACTGAATTTGGAAAATAAAAATTTAGACGAATATGCATCCAAAGAATTAGAAATAATCGTGACTAAATTTAATGAGAAACAAAATAAGTATCTTGGCGTATGTGTAAGGCAAGATATTCATAATTTATTTCATAGTATATATGGTGATATTGCAACCAAAGATCAATGGGAGCAATTTGTAATTGATTTTAAAAACAATAAATTTGCTGATTATATAGCAGCATAATATATTAACACAAAACGAATGTTGCGAATTCGTTAAATGAAACAGAAACTTCAAAGTTTAAGTCTATGCTTGATGCATTCACAGACTCCATGTCACTGGCAGAGGAAGCAACAACCGCAAATGGTAATGCTGAAGCTAACCAGGAAAAATACATGGAATCAACTGCTGGTAAACTACAAGCAATCAAAACACAGATGCAGGATTTCTGGGTTAATTTCTATAATTCAGGTAGTGTAAATGGTGTTCTTGAATTTGTACATAGTTTAACAGAAGGATTTACGTCACTTGAAAAAACACTTGGACCAATACCAGCATTACTTACTGCTGTATTTGCAGCAATGACAGTAAAAAATGCAACAATGGCAGGATTAAAATTCCTGAGTGGTGGAGGTCTTGCAACAGTCGTAGGTTGACCCAAAAATCTAAGGGTTACACGTTATTTTCCGATTTTTAACAATGAGCCTATCTACATAGAGATTCATATCAATGTGTGGAGAATAGCGACTTAAAATAAATAGAGGATTAATACGTCGAATTCACTATTCTATGCTGATCGCATAGTGAAGTGAGCGAAAGCTCGTGACAACGCACGTACCAACCTGATTTACGATTTAGTCATATGTGAAACGTTAGTAACAATTACGCAAGTAATGACGAGGGAAACATATTAATAATCAGGAGGAGTAGAGAGAGCACCCTTCCTCGGAGTATATTGTATATACTTTTAATGAATGTTCCATGAGCGGCACTTCTCTTCTGTCGAATCGCTTTATGCGGAGGAGAGAAAAATAAACTTGACAAAAGAAAGACACCGCGGTGATCAAGCGCAGTGTCTGTAAGATAAGCTTTGAATTTTAAATTATTGAAATTTAACCTTTAAAACTTTAATTGTGTGGGTTTCACCCCACACTACCAGAGTTGTATTTCTACTTCTCCGGTGTCTCGCTTGCAAACTCGCAATTAATATCAATGCTCTGTTCTTTCAGGTTTATTGATGTCACGAGTTTTGTTGGATTGTGCTGGAACACCATCCATAAAGCTGCAAGTAATACTAAAACCGTAAAGAATCTTTTAATTGCTATCTTTGCAAGCTTAAATTGATGTTCTTCTTTCTTCATGTTCCACCTCCCTTCTGCCATATGGCTAAAGTAAATATAAGTGGATTTTGATTTCGGACAGAACATCCGATTTTGATATTTATGATTGTAGGTGTGTGCAAAGCCGAGGCACACTCTCGGCTATCCTACAATTAGTAAATATATCACTAGACTTTATTGTTGTAAAGTCAGAACGTAAGTTCATTCTTTTTCATATGTCATACATCCGATGATTAAATATCGCTTTGTTCTACCGTATTCTTCTGAATCAGTTTGTGCATAAAGTGTATAGAGATTTTCAAAAGGTTGTGGTGCAGGTTTCTTATAAAACGGAGATGAATATAATTTTTTTCCATACGGATCTAATTCTTTTCTAAAATTGTCAAGAAAATTCTGTTTTTTGGTTTGTATTTCATAATCCGACCTATTCTTCAGGTCTGACATTGTAATAGAATATTCTGTTTGACAATATTTGCCAGGAAAAATATCTTGAATGACAATAACTTCACATCCACATATGTCAAGAATTAAAAATGGTTTACAGGAATAATAAAATTCTGTGAATACCCATCGTGTACTTCCATATGAGTTCATTGATATGCTATTTTCAGGAGTAACTGTTAATGATAAATTTGCAATATTTTTATGTAACGCTTTCGTATAAATATCTTTGACCGGTTTATACTTTGCATATTTGCTTTGTGAGACAGAAATTAATTCTTGAAAATCGTCTGGCAGATTTGAATTTATGTGTCCAATCATTCTTATACTAAGGCTTATATAATCAGGATCAGATATTGATAAACCATTATTATGTACCAGAATTTTCCTTAGAAGTTTTTTATCGACAATTCGATAATCTTCCCAGAGAGTATTTGATTCTTCTTTTAATTTTAGAACATCTGGAGTATTAATTTCATCCCAAAATGATTGCTTAATTTGTTTTTGAGATTCACCGATTTCTATAATCTTTTTTATTCTATTGATTTCTTCTGGGCTATAATTTTCAGTATACATATGTACTCCATTCTGAAAGTAGGTGTTTATATGATTAGCTTAACAAAAAATAATAACATTATTATTCCGTCTCAGATTCAGTTTGAAAACCAATTTGCCGTCTTGGGGCTTCTGGAATCTCCTTTGGCTGCGCGCTTAAGAGAAAATCCAACTGATTTATATGTTGTATCAGTTTCTGCGGTTTGCCGTAACTGTCCTCTCCGTAAAACACGATTAGGTTGTACCCAATGTAGCCGACTTTGTTGACAATTATCCTTGTTTAAATGCTACAACTTTGGCAAATTCTACAGCTACATCATGCGCTACACCCTCAACAAATTCAAGAGTATGATTCCCTACTTTACCAACAATATTTTTAGTTTTATCCCAAACAGGTTCTGGTTCAGTAGCATCAATGAATTTATGTCCTACATATGTAATTTCATTTATTAAACACTCATTAATATATGGAGAGGTCTTAGGATTTCTATTAGAAATTTTAATAAACCCAATTTCTTCAAGTTTCATGACGGTATACATAATATCTTTGCTGTCATATGTCTGATTTAATGGCGATGCTAATAATTGTTTAAAAGTTACAGGTATAAGAGAAAATGAACCATCTTGCAATTCTCGATAATCAATATTATTTTTGCAATAAATCAAAACATCTCTTACACATTCTTCGTTTAACGTCATACTTATTACCTCCATAAGAAAGGATTAAAAATGAATACAAATTATAAAATTTTATCAACTGTTGTAGATATTACGCAATTGCTTCATGAAAACAATTGTACATATAATGAATCATATAAAATATTACAGATGGTTATCAATGAGTTAAAACAACAGCAGGAAAATATAGAATATCCTACAGTAGATGATTATTTATCTAATCATAAAACCCATAATGCAAATAATCAAGTTATTGCTGCATTAAATCATATAGATGGATATTGCTAATCACCTTCCTGGCCACCATTTGTGACCACACTTCTGACAGAGATTTTTCTTCTGAGATGCACCAATCCAGCCGAAGAGTCCGTAACCTTGTTCTTCTGTTGTAACTGACGTGGAACCACACCGTGGACAACGGACGACGTTTTGCGAAGCTGGTGATTGTTTCGGAATTGGAATCGGATAATTATCAGTATTAAATTCAAAATATTCAAAACCATGGTTGACACATTCAACAAAAAATTTATATGTCAAGTGCATCTTGTCATTTTTTTTCCACCAGTTAAAAGTTTTACATATTTCATGAGTAATATCTCCGCCGAAGAAACTTTTATCTCCACCAAATTCAGGAGTTTTCTTTTTTATCAATTCTGGATTTAAACAACAACGATATTGCCAAGATGCTCTTTTATAAAGTCTTTGTTTATTTTCTTCTGAAATCATATCGTATTGTTTTTTTATATTTGATATATCATATTTTGTACCATTAACTAAGACAGTATTTGTTTTTTCATTGTTAGTAAGAGGATATCCGCAATGAGGACAAGTTTTTGCTTTATCTGATACTTCTTTACTACATTCTGGACATTTAATAAGAGCCATTTATTATTTCCTCCCTTTTATGCATTATTATACACTTTACACTCGCAAATGTCATTAGGTAAAATCGGAAAACTAACTAATGTATTTAATGCATTTAAACAAAGTCCATTTAGTAATAAAAGTGACATGATTTCTTCCTTAGCTGCTTTCGGGAATATTAATAAGGCTGCTAGTTATCTTAATAAAGTTAATTCAGATGGAGCCATTAGTAATACTGCTTCTAAAATGTTATTATATAAAGCCTATGCAGCATCCGGAATAACAAAGGAAGAAGCTGGAGAAGCACTAAATAACAATCTTGCTGGTTCTTCAAAATTTGGATTATTAGGGAATATAAAAAATGTTGGTTCAGGTATTGCAGCAGTATTTAAATCAATTGCTCCGATGATGATTCCTCTTATTATTGGTGCAGCAGGTATTAAAGCAGGAAAAATGCTTTGGGATAATGTACTCACTGATAATGCAGCACAAAAGAATCTACAAGAATCAGTACAGAAATATAAAACTGAAAAATCAGATCTTGATAACCTTCAGTCACAAAAAGAAACAAATAAACAACGTGTTTATGAATTAAGAGCTAAAAGCAATCGTACTGCCGCTGAAGATAATGAATTAAATAATTTACTTAATGAGGATTCTATTTTAGATGCACAAATAGGATTAAAAAAAAGAACCGTTACTTCAGCCCAGAAACAGCAGGCTCTTGATGCAAAAAAAGCTTTAGAAAAGCGAACCTTCCAAGGAGAACTTTTTGGCAAATCACCATATCCAGTATATCAAGATACTAATATCGGATATGCTCAGAAATTAATGAGTGGGCTTGAGGATGAAAAACAAGCTAGAAAAGATGTTCTTAATAATAAAGAATGGTCATCAGAACGAAAAGAAGCTGAATTAAAAGCGAAAGATAAAACAATCGTATCATATGAAACTGAACTTGCTGATGTCATGTCAGATATTTCAAGTAATGCACAGGATCTTTATGATGAAGATGGAAATTTGATTGACAAGAAAAACACACAAGATCTTGCAAACAATATCAATGATTTATTTAAAGCATATTCCATGTTAACCAATTCTTCTGATTATGTTTCAGATAAAATGGATAATATTTTTGCTTTAAGTAAGTTTTCCAATCTAAAAGATAAGTTAATCGAAGCCGGAAAATCTGGTGGAACGGACGCTATTAAGGATTTAATTAGTCAAACTAAAGATCTTGATGAAGCTATGAGCAATGCTGGAATTGATGCGGATGATTTGGCAGATGGAATTATGGCGATAGCTGATCCTGATGCTAAAAATCTTGAAGGCATCAAGGATAATCTTAAAGATATTTTTGGCAAAAAATATAGCTTCTTTAAAGATAAAAATGACGAAGATATTGAAGGATTCTGGGACTATCTTCAGGACAATAATCTTAATCCAGAAAAAATGAAATGGGGCAAAGAAGATATTTCGGATAATTGGGAAGATTATCTTAATTCTAAGAGATCGACCGAAATTGTTGATGATACAACTTTTGCTTCTCGTTTCAAAAATTCTGCTGAAGATACAGCAACTGATCTTGACACAATAACTGACAATTTCCAGACAGATATGTCAAGTATCAAATCTTCAATGGATTCTATCAAATCCGGTACATTCCAGAATTCAGATATTACTGATCTTATCCAGCAGTTCCCGGAACTTGCCACAGAGACTGATAATCTACAACAGGGATTACAGAATTTAGCATTTGATAAAGCAAGTGATGCTATCGGTAAAATCAGAGATTCTGTAAAAGATGTAACTGATCCGAAACAGCTTGCTGCCGCTGATAAATATATTCAGAGTATTATGGATACTATGGATCTGAGCGGATTTGATATGAGCAATGCTAAGTCTGCAATTCTTGGTAATTTAACAAAGAATTTAGCAGACAAACATATGGCCTCTGTTACAACACCAAATCTTGTAAATCAGTTAATGTCAGAATATGGAAATGATGAAATTGCAGTTCAAGCAATTATGAAATTGTCACTTGATCCATCAATGGCAAATGCTGATCTCGACACTTGGAAATCTAAAATTGAAGATACTAAAGTACAGATTCAGTTGGATACTTCAGCTAAAAATCTGGATAATCTCTCAAAAGAACTGACTCGTCTTCAGACTGATGCTTCCGATCAGCAGACAAGACTGAACAATAAATCTGCTTATAATATGAAAGCTACTGCTTCAGATTACACCAATTTAATTGAAAATGGTGACAAACAGATTGAGAATCTTAATAATCAGATTAAAGAATATCAGAATAATATCGATGCTTTGAAAAATAGCAAAGGCTTATCTCCTCTTTCTGATGAAGATAACGAACAAATTAAGCAGTGGCAAGATCAGATTCAAGCTTCTCAGATGTCTATTGAAAACATGAAGGCTTCTCAGGCCGATTGGAGAAAAACAGCATTTAATCTTCCAGTAACTGATATGCAGAACACTGTTACTGCTCTTACATCAGCTATTAGCGAAATGCAGACAGAAACAGGTCTTACATCTGATACTATGGATAGTCTTAGAACACAATTCAGTGATCTAAAAGATGCTCATGTTGATAATGTATTCGATCGCACTGCAAAAGGTTTGAAAATCAACACAGAAAGAATGAAGGATTATCTGGAACAGCAGAATGAATTCATGAATTCTGATTTTGCACAACGAATTCAGGATTATCAGGATCAATTATCAGCAGGTAACAAAGATTATACTCAGCAAGGATTAGAAAATCTTAAAAATCTGCAAGCACAGTATTTTGCTCAGTATCAGGAGGCTACAAAACAGTTCTCTGATTTCCAAGCTATGGTTAATGCTGACAATCTTTCTACTGAAGGCAATGAATATACTACAGCTAAGAGTTATCTGGATAACGCAAAAGATCTGTATGATAAAGGCTTAGTTGGTACTCCTCAGTTTAAAGCAGCTGCAAAATATTTCTCTCAGAATGGTTTTGAAGATGCTGATAATTTCATTGAGAACTACAACAAACTTAAGAATTATTATACTGATGATGCTTCTGGTCCGAAGAGATTTTTAAGCGATCTTGAGGCTAAGGGATTAGCTACTTACAAAACTCTTGAGGATGGAAATCAGCAATGGATGTACTCTTTCACCGATACTCAAGAAGCTGCAGATGCTATGGGTATGAGTCTTGAATCATTCGAATCTATGTTTGGTAGATTGAAAGATTATGGCGATACAAATAATTTTGTATCTTCTCTTGAAGAAGGTGCCCTGAAATCTGAAGAGATTGACGATAAACTCATTGATGCTCAGATTAAAATGGGAAAACTGAAAGCTAGTGGTGCAAATCAATCCGCTCTGGACGATCAACAAGCAGTTATTGACAATTTAATTGCACAAAAAACTGGTATTACTCAGGCTATATCTGATTTCAAAGATGGTACTGTTGATCGTAAGATTCAGGATATCAAGGATGCCAAAGGTTCTATTGACGAATTAAATCAGTACATAAAAGATAATGGTATTGATAAAGATTCTGATTTAGGCAAGAAATATATCGAATCAATTCAGGAACAAGCTAAGAAGACAGGCATTAAATTAACACCTGAATTTGAAGTTGATGAGGCTGCTTATAATGAAATGATCCAGAGTTATGAAGCGAAAGCTAAAGGCTCACAGATCAAACACTTCCAGGATGTCAACGAAGGAATTGAAAGTGGTAATACTGGAGATTACTCTGATTCTGATGTTGAACTGGTTAATAAAATTAAAGATGCTCAGGAACAGAAAAGTGAAGCATTACAGAACGTTATTGATGCTGTTAATTCATTGGATAAAGATCAATGGAATGAAGCAAACCAGATTGAATTAGGCAATGGAGCTTATGAATCTGAAGATCAGGGTATTCGTAATGTTGAAGATGCTCTTCAGGGACTTTCAGATCAATTTGGACTAACAAAAGAACAGGCAACTGCTCTTCTACCGGCTCTTGAAGCTTTAGGTGTTGTTAATATTGATCCTAATGTTGATATGACCGGGCTGGATGAATTGGATCAAGCTACTCAGGACGGAATGGCTTCATTGCGTCAGATGCAAGCAGATGGGGATATTAAACTCTCATTTGATGTGGATAGTAGTATAGAAGGATTATCTGTAGATAAACTACAATCACAAATTGGTGAATTAGAGCATATTAAAGTAAATTTTGACGTAGATTCATCTGAATATAAAGCAATTCAATCTATGATTGATCAACGTGAAATGCAAATGCATGTTCAGATTGCAGTAGATAAAACCGGTGATATTGATAAGTTATTATCTCTTAGCGACGAAGAGTTGGCTCAAAAAGCTGAATTGGACGTAGATGTCAATACCGAAGATGGTAAAGCTAAAATCGATGAACTACGTTCAAGTCTGGAATCTTTATCAGGCGATACACCTGCTATATCGGTTAAAATTGACGAAACTCAATTCCAAGCATTAACAAAAGAACAACAAGGCCAAGGAACTGTAACTTTCAAGCCAGAACATAAAGAAGTAGATGCTTACCTTGCTGAAGAGAAAAAAAGCGACGGAAAAGTAAAATGGTCTAATGAGACAGGTTTAGTAGATGTTTATGCTGCTACCGAACATTATTCTCATGGTACTGTTCATTGGGGAAATGATATTTCTGCCGTTCAAACTTCATTCACTGCTACCGGAACTGTTAATTGGATAAATGCAGGTGGGCCAAGTGGTGGTTTGAGTAAAGAAGTTCAACTCTCAAGTGGTACGTTCAAAGCTGAGTCTACTGGAAGCGCTTACAATGTTTTAAACATCACACCAGCTCATGCAAGTGGGACAAATGTTGCTATTAAACAAGATCAGCAAGCTCTTGTAAATGAAGTGGGCGTCAACGGTCACGCTGAATCAATTGTTCGTGATGGTGTTTGGAGTTTAATTCCTGGCGGTGCTCATATAGAGAACCTGAAAAAGGGCGACATTATATTCTCTACTACTCAAACTGATGCTCTTCTTAAACACGGGGCTATTCAAGGACATGCCAGAGCTTATGCAAGTGGCACTGTTACTTCTCCAGGCGTTATGAAAGCTTATGCTGCTGCTGGTAATACTCCGGGATTCCACTTCCAAGGCGGGGCTGCAACTGTTAAACCTGCCGGATCTGGAAATTCTGGTAACTCCGGTAATTCTGGTCTTCAACATGCAATCGAAGATAATACAGATGCGGTATCAAACAATAGTGATGATACAAGTGACGCGGCTGATGAAGTAAGCGAAGCTCTTCAAAATGTAATCAAGAAGCTGAATGATAATGCTATGGATTGGGTTGAAATTGCTATGGATCGTCTTGATCGTATAACTTCTAGGTATACAGATCTTGCCGAAAGTGATTATAGTCATTATACAAAAGCTCAAAAGTATTATAATAAAGCTCTTGAAAATACAGATAAAGAAATCAAGGCTGCTAAAGAAAGCATCTCTGTTTATAAAAGGAAGTCCGAAGAAGTTGCAAACAATGGCGAAGTAAGCAAATATCTTACTCCTACTCTGAAGAAAAAAGTTCAAGATGGCACTATTAATATAGAAACATTGGATGCAAATCAGAAAGCTGCCGTAGAAGCATATAAACAGTGGTACGACAAGTATCTTGACGCCGTTCAAAAATATAGAGATAAGAAAACGCAGAAACTTGATTTAGCTAAATCTAAAGTTGATAATGTTTACGATTCCTATGATCTGATCATCAGTAAGCGTAAAGCTAAAGAGGAATATTATGCAGCTAAAGCTGAAAATCGTATAAAGAGCGGAAAATCTCAAAAAGTCGGTTCGGTATATTGGAAAGATCTTAAAAAACAAGTAAATTATGCTCAATATCAGAAAGACTGGATGTTAAAAGAAAGAGATAAAGTTCAGCAAAGCATGACAGATTATCTTAATGTGAATGGTCATAACAAAAAAGATAAAGCTTATCAGGAAATGAAGAAAAATCTAACTGATTTGAACACGTCTATTGTTGAGGCTGATACACACATCCAAGAAGCTAAAGCTGCTCTTGAAGAAACCAGAGAGAACTTAAAGCAATGGCAAATTGATCGTTGGGAAAGAGCTGGTGATAAGCAGGACGCTTCTCTTAGTTATAAAAAGAATGCTGATGATATTAATTATCAGCTTTCAGCCAATGATTATGAAGAACGTTTGAAAACTTATGATAAAATTATTCGCGCTGATGAAGCGAAAAGACAGCTTCTTGCAGAAGAAATTGCAGCAAATCAAGCTAACGGTGGAGCTTGGAGCAATGAAGAGATGCAGAAAAAGATTGAGGAATATGATAATCTTACTACTTCTATTATTCAATCTAAAGAAGCAATGCAGCAATTAGCTCAAGAAGAAATTGATTTTCGATTTAAACCTCTTGATGAAGCGCAGAATAAACTTTCAAATCTTGTATCTGAACTTCAGACTGCTCAGAAGTTGCTTGGCGATACCGAAAGTTTCTATAATGATGATGGAGCTTTCTCTACAAACGGTTTGACCAATATTTTATTGGTTCAAGAACAGATTGATGCTACTAAGGACAAAATAGCAAATTATCGTGAGGGATTAAATAAGCTGGACGAAATGTATAAAAATGGTGCAATTGGTCCAGAATATTATAAGACTAAAACTGATGAAATGCTTAAGAGTTTGCAACAAGAGTCTGCTACTCTTGCCGATCTTAAACAGAACCTTCTTGATATGTATACTACTCAGGTTACTAAAGAGAACGATCTGTTACAGGAGAATATTGAAAAACGTAAAGATGCCCTTGCTGCTAAAGAGAAATATTATGATTATGATAAGACTCTAAAGAAGAAAACTAAGGATATCAATACATTAAAGGCACAGATTGCTGCACTTGAAGGAACATCAAATGCAGCCTCAAAAGCTCGTCTTGAGAAATTACGTGCGGAACTTGCAGATGCAGAAGACGATATGGCCGATACAATGCATCAGCATGAAGTCGATATGAAAAATACCGGCTATGAGAATTTTTCAGATGAGGCAAATAAGGCGTTAGACAATACTCTTGATGCTGTTAAGAAAAATGCAGCTTTCCAAGAAGCTATTATTGGCAGCATGCTTTCTAATGTAAAAGCAAATTACGACAGTACCTATAAACATCTGGGCGATGTAATGGATCAGTATGGCATGAAAGTTTCTCAAACTTATAGTCAAATGATCACAAAGGCAGCTGACTTTAATACTGCTGCTGTAAATGCAACAAAAGCATGGGAAGGTGTTACAAAAATTGACACCAGTAAGCCTTATGGCGGTTCATCTGCTGGTAATAGTGCATTTGATAGCGCAATGAATAACGCAGGATCTTCTCAGAATGCTGGAAGTCCAAATATTAAACCAGATACAGACTATACTCTGAAGCTGAGTGATACAGATATTTATCTGACATACAGTCATATCAAGAAACAGCTTAAAGCAACATGGTCACCAAAGAAACCGGAACACTCTGATATTGAGTGGAAAAGTTCTGATGAATCTATTGCGAAAGTTTCTTCTGATGGTACAGTTCGTGGTGTGTCTTCAGGTCTTAATAAGAACGGTTTAATGGCGCGTGATGAGTCTAAAACAAGAAAATGTATCATTACTGCTATTGGCGGTGGTGGTCTTGCTAAAGCTACTTGTACCGTTCATGTAATGCCGGATTCTCATTATGAGAAGATCAAGGATTACGCAGATAAAGCTGGCATTAAAGATACTTCAGGCAATAATCTGAGAGATGCTATGGAATATGCTTATAAAAACGGCGCAAACCATAGCGATCAATCATATACCGCAGTTGAGGGATTTAAGAAAGCATATCTGAAGGACTGGACAAATTCTCTAAGTAATCGTCCAGATGGTGCAACAGACGTTCCTGCCGGAGTGAGTCCTTTGATAGGATATTTTAATGCTAAAGGTAAGAAAGTCGGACCAAAAGAAATGCAACAGCTTGCAGATATTCTTCAGATCAATACTCCGGGTGTTAAGAAATATGATTCTTGGGGATCTACTCTGAAAAATAAAATCCTGAAGGCATATAAATCCTACGGATTCTCTAAAGGTGGTGTTGTACGGAAAGGTATTCCTGCCAGCATACTTGATATAATCGGCGGGGACGCTTTAATACCGCGTGGAGATTCTATGCTGATTGGTGCAAATCCGGGTGAAACTGTTTTGACAAAAGAATTCACAGATCAACTGAAACCTACAGTTGCTACTCTGAATGAATTTAATGCTAGAATGGCGAAACCAATTACCACTATTCTACCATCGTCTTCAAATGATACAAGTGTGAATAGTGAGTGTAATATTACAATCAATGTTGATAAAATCAATAATGAGCAAGATATTAAGAAACTTGCTTATCAAATTGGTGATATTATCACTGAACGTAATAAACGTGACTGGAAAAAAGTTCGCTAATTTAAAAGGGCTGTCTTTAAGACAGCTCTTTTAATATTAAAAAATATATGAAAGAGGTGAGAAAATGCTACAATTTGAATTTAATGGTCATACTTCTGACGAATATGGATTGATTGTGACTAGAATAGAAGAAAATGATACTCTTGTAAATCGTTCTTTGCAGTTAGGAGAAAAGAATAAATATCGACCAAAAGAAAATCAGTTCGGAACATTATATGGTGATAATTATTCATTCAAAATGGGCGTAATGAGAAATCCATGCAGAAACAAAAATGTAGTTCCAGAATTAAAAAATGGAATTTTAAAATACGATCCAACATATACTCCATATTTAGATAATGGAATTTTAAAATTTTCTATGAATTATACAGCTGATATAAAAAATGGAATTATTATTCCAAATGATTCTGATTATTTAACTTCAAATAATATTAGAATCATTAATGCATGGTTAACATCCCCTCAATATCCAAGGCTTCTTAAATTTATTGGAGACGATTATTTTTCAGAAGAAATCGAATTTTTTGCTACAATTACAGAGGTATCTACAGAACATGCATCTCTTCCATATGAACTAACATACACAGTAACTTGTGATAGTCAATGGGGATATACTCCTCTTATTTTATGTAAAACAACTTCCTCTTCTACTCTTCCTAGAGAATATTCTATCCAGAACAATTCTGATTGTTGGGAAGATTATGTATACCCCACAATTAAAGTTTCTCCAAAATCTCATGGGATAATTACTATAAAGAATAAAACCGATAATGATAGAACAATGAAAATTAATGCATTAAAAAGTGATGATTTCTATATAGATTGTAGAAATTTAAAAATTTATGACATCACAAATTCTATTGTATCATTTGAAGACTTAGGCATTGAGGATATAGATGACATTTATTGGCCTCGTCTTGCTTACGGAGAAAATATCTTTGAATTTACAGGTGATGCTACATTTGAAATATCATACAGAGAACCAAGAAAGGTTGGTGCCTTTGCATGAGAATGACTCATAACTATGATGTTTATGGAAATACAGAATCTGCAATCATTTATTTGGCTAAACCTGGGAAACGATTCTTTTGTGCATTAGGTGGAATTGATACTTCTACTGTTTCTGTTACGTTAAGAACTAATAATACTGCAGAATTAACTTTCACAGTTGATAAATATGTAGATGGCGTAGAATCTCAAGGATATGAAGAACTTGATGAAATGATGGAATTGTATTGTGACGGAATCTGGTATAAAATTATGGATCCTCCAACAGAGACAAATGACGGAACACAATGTACAAAGGATATTACCGCCGAATCATATGAAATCTCTCTTACTCAATATAAACTAAAAAATTTTAAAATTAACATGGGTGAAGAAGATTCTTATGAAATGATGTACCAAAAAAATCATGATATTAATAAGTTTTATCAAATTAAATTTTATAATCCAGAGAATGAAGATCTAAGTTTTCTACATATTGTGCTGAAACATGCGGATGTACCTGGATGGAAGATCGGATATGTAGACAACATCACTCCGGATGATGATAAGGTATTACTTCCAAATGAAATCTGTAATTTCGATGTGAACGATCAAAATGTATATGCGTTTTTCACCCAAACTGCTGCTCCTGCATATAAATGTGTTTTTGAATTTGATACCGAAAATTTATTAATTAATGTATATAAGCCGGATAGTTTAGGTAAAGATACAAATGTAGTACTTGGTTTTCGTAATATTCAAGATAGCGTAACAATATCAAGAGACGACAGTTTGGTAACACAATTTTATGTTGATGGACTTGACGATTACAATATCGATCTCGCAAATTTTGGAAACTCTGTAATTACAGATTGTTCTCATTTTTGTCGTGAACCATATATGAACATTGTCCTACAAGAAAAATATACAGCTTGGCAAAAATACATAGAATCAAGAAGAGATGAATACTGTAATCTATCTAGGGAGTATAATAAAAATCTTGACATTCTTGCTGAATTGATGAATAGAGTCCCTATTGATACTGCTCAGACAAATTGGTTCGGACAAAAAGTTGAAGATCTAAAAGATGCATATGATTCAAACATGGCTATAATCAAAGGTTTTGAGTCTATTCATGTTGATGAAGAAGGAAATTTTGATCTTGAAGATTTGAAAAACTCATCCGATTGGCCTATGTACGAATCAATCATGAACTATACTCTTCCATCCATTGTGGCTGCGTTACAAGCTCAAGACGAAACTATAGAGGGTTTCGGTAAGGGAAACATCATCTCATGTGTAAATCCAGTTGTATTAGGTCAAGATTGGTATATGGTAGGTTCCGGAACTTCTTCGTTCCAAACAGTACAAATTAATGACGCACCTGCATACGGAATTACTCGTGGAGTTAAAGTAACCGGTACAGATGGTGGTATCTATCAACACAATATCAGTATCGAACCATCTCAGAGATATACTCTTAGTTGTTTTGTAAAAGGATCCGGTACATTTTATCTTGGTTATAATAACACCGGAGAGGACAGAAAGAATATTTCTTATAACATCACATCTTCTTGGACCAGAGTTTATACTTCTTTCAATCTAACATCACATCTTATTGATGTGGCATTTACAGGAAGTTCTGACTTTACTGTCTGTGGTATGCAGCTTGAAATGGGAGATGCCCCATCTCAATTTGGATACTTTACGCAGTCTGAAACAATCATGAAAGCGTATGAAACAGATTGGAAATTATACGGCATTGCAGAATTAAAAACTAAAATTGCCATATATGATTCATGTATCAAGGAACTAAAAAAGAATGGATATGCAGATGGATATAATCCTCTTTCTGGATACGAAGAGGCATATTTCACTCAAATGCATCAGAAATATCTGGATTATTTGAATTTAAAAGATCAGGCTGAGACTGCATTAAAGGAACGTCAAGCTGAATATGATGCGGCTAAGAAACCTGAAATTCAAGAAAAACGAAACCAGATTGCCAAAGATGTTTTAATGGAAAATTTTGGTAAAGTACAGGAAAAATATCCAGCGTTTACAGATAAGGAAACGTATATTATTAAGAGCCTGTATAATCAAGCAACTTATTCAAATGAAAATATTATTATTACGACTCTTGATAGTACAGTTGATGCAGTCGATAAAGCGATTACATTATATAAAGATGCTGTAGAAGAATTGTATGTAGAATCTCATCCACAATATACTTATACAGATGAAATTGGAAATATTTATGCTCTTCCAGAATTCAGAGAATATCATGATCAGCTTGCAGTAAATGATTTTGTTCGATTAGGACTATCTGATACACGATATGTAAAACTTCGTGTTGTAGAAATCAGATATAATCCTTGTGATATGGATGAAACGATGGAAGTTACTTTTTCCAACATGGTTCAATATAAATCAAAATTAACAAATGATAACGAATTTTTAACAAATGCATTAAATCAGACCTCTGACAGAACCGGTGGTCGTGTTAATTCAATCAACAAATCTTCTACTTCTGATTATGTCATTACATCAGAAGCTATTAAGCAAATCTTTTCAAATCCTCTATTCAATTCAATGCTCGGTGGGACTACTACAGGAGGATCCGGATCTGGCGGAACCGGGTCTGGCGGAACCATTACCGCTGATACAATTATTGCAGAACTCGTGAAAGCAAAAGAAGGTGTATTTGATAAGCTTACTGTTGATACTGCTTTCATGAAATATCTCGATGTAAAACTTATTTCCGCAGATAAAATCACAACTCGTATTCTCGAAGCGGAACAGGCAAATATTGAAAAGCTGTCAGCTAAGATTATAGAATCTAATCAGATTAATGCTGATATGATTAATGTAAAAAATCTTCTTGCAGGTCATGCAGGAGTTGGAGAATTACATACAATTCATCTTACTGTAGAAAATGCAGAAATTGATCAGGCTGTTATTACTAATCTCATCGCAAAGAAAATTGCAGTTGGAGATTTAATGGCTCAAAATGCTCTTGCAAATCAAATTGTACTTATCTCTAAAGACAATAAACCTACTATTGCATTTCAAGAAAGTACCCAACAGTTTTATGATTCCAAAGGAAATGTTCGTGTGCAGATTGGTATGGACGGTAAAGGGGATTTCAACTTTATTGTTAAAAATGGAGACAGAGCCGCTTTATTTGATGAAAATGGTATTACCCAGACAGGTATTCCAGATAATACAATTCTTGGAGACATGATTAATAACGCCACCATTACCAAAGACAAACTTGGATTCCAAATCATAGAACCAAATGAACAAGGTGGTATTGACATCACTAATATTTATGATGGCAAAGGAAATCAATGGTGGGGAATAGAAAAGACGACTATTACAGATGACTACACAAAGCAGATTAAGAATGTTACAGATACTCTGACCGGACAAATCGAAACTAAGGTTAGTAATACTCAATATCTTAAAGATCAAGAATCTATCCGAACAGATTTTTCTGATATCAAACAAAATGTTTCTGGGATTACATCTACTGTAAGCAGTATGCAAACAGATCTTTCTGAAGCTCAAGAAAAAATTAAAGCAAACACCTCTTCTATTACTCAGAATGCAGATAAAATCAGTTTTATGGTAACTGGTGACAAAGAGTCTGAGTTCACAGTTACTGATAAATTTATTCAGATGATTTCTGACCATATTAGCATTGATGCCAGCACCATTGACATTAATGGTATTATCACTGCAATGAATACACACACTGGACCAGGTAAAACTAAAATCGACGGTGGTATTATTGAAACCAATACTATTACTGCTGATTCTATTAAAGTTGATGCAATCAGATCAAAAATATTTGAAGATGATCTGACATCTAATTATTCACTTAAAGGTATCTGGTTTGATTTATCAGAGAACGGTGCTATTAAAGGTAAAAATTTTGCTGTTGATTCTAATGGTAATGCTTATATTCGTGGTGACAGCACTGTTGAGGGAACCATTATAGCTAATAAAGGTTATATTGGTGGTATTGGCGGTTTCCATATTGAAGCGGGAAAACTATATTCTGGTATGGATACCTTTCCTGAACAACCAACATCAATATCAAAAGATAAAAATGTGTATATTGGTACAGACGGAATTGCTCTTGGTGGTGGGAATTTCAGAGTTGATCCAAATGGTAAACTTTATGCTAACTCTGGTACATTTTCAGGAACTATTTACGCTGATGGAGGAACTATTGGCGGTTGGAATATATCTGCAAATTCATTAAGTAACAGAGATGGATCCATAAGTTTGAATCCAGATGGTTTAAAACTTGGCAATCAGTTAAATATAGATAATCAAGGGAATGCAACTTTTGGTGGTAAACTATCAGCTGCTACCGGAAGTTTTTCTGGTGAATTAGTTGCAGCAACAGGTAGCTTTTCTGGAGAATTAAAAGCTGCTACTGGCACATTCTCTGGGGATTTAAAAGCTGCTAGTGGAACATTTAGTGGAACCTTAAACGGTGCTAATGGTACTTTCAGTGGAGTACTATCTGCTGCAACAGGTAGTTTTACAGGTGCGGTTACTGCTACTTCTCTTACTTTGAGTGGCTGTAAAATTGATTATAATACAGATATTGAGAATAAACCTGATATTCCATCTGATATGACATTATATATTAAAACAGACGGTACTGTTGGTACACTCACAGAAGAAGTGCAAAATATTCCAACTGGAGCAAAAGGTTTCAAAGTATCATCAGATGGTCTTCTTCAAGCATCGAATGCTATTATTTACGGAACAATTTTTGCAAATCAAGGGACAATCGGCGGGTTTAATATTACGACACGCCTAGATAATAGTGATCATGCTTATGAAAATACATTATATGTACAAACTACAGATGGAAGTGGTAATACATATCAATCTGGAATCAGAGGAAATACATCTAATAACGATCCGTCCGGTGCTGCATTCTATGTTAGAAAGAAAACAAGCAGTATGACTTCTTGGGCTGATGCAGAATATTCATTTGTTGTTAGAAAAAATGGTAGAATGCTTTGTACTGACATTACTATTGGTGATTCTCTCAATATGTTAATGCAAGATGACTATAATGATGAATCAAAAAAAGTAAAAGCGATTTCAACAGATTCAATAAGTACAAAGTTTGGCTATATATCCAATAGCTCCGCTGCGTATATGTCAGCATGGAAACCAGGATCTAATAGCCCAGGAATATTATCATTTTTTGTTGGTGGTGGACAAGCATTAAATATGGAAAGACAAGGCTCTGGATTGAATAGATACTACACTTTTTATCCATGTAATGTATCTGTTGATTTAGGACTTTCAACTGATAATTTTAGAAATCTATATATAGAAAAAATTATTTTTCCTGATAAGTCATCTATGACAACAGCAAAAACAAGTGGCGATGCGTCTAGTTATGGTTCTCTTACTAATAAGCCAGGTATTAACGGACATACGTTAGCAAGCGGAAATAATACCTTATCTAATTTAGGGATCGCTGCACGATCACATTCTCATTCAAACTCTGACATCAATTGGAGTACTACGTTAGGATATAAAGGATTTGGTCATTGCCATACGGTTCTTATTAATAGTGATAAAAATATGTGTGTTGCCATTAGTAATGGTAGTGTTCCTGCATTCACTCCTTATAATGTTACATCATATACCAATATTGATAATTATATGGTAAGTGCTGGTGGAACTTGTAATTTAGGAAGCACATCTGCTCCTTGGAATGCTGTATATGCTAAGAATTACTATGATGAATATGGAAATAAGATTTCTACAGGCGGTGGTTCAATTAGTCTTAAAATTGATGGAGTTACACGTAGTTCTGGATTCACGAATTATAACCTTGCAACGCAAGATTGGGTGGCTGGTAAAGGATATTTAACTCAACATCAATCTCTTTCTGGATATGCTACTACAAGTTGGGTTAAAGGAGCATTTGGTTATACATTAAGTATTTCAGGAAGTACATTATATTTAAAAAATTATAACGGTTCTCAATTAAGCTCAGTTACTTTACCAACAAGTTCTGGTGGTGGGAATTATGCTCCATTAAATCATACACATGATCATTTAACAGGATCATTTGATGTTACAGTTGGTTCATCAACAATGTATCCAGATGGTGATGGTTCATATTCATGCGGTAGTAGTGGACATAGATGGAAATATGTTTATGCATCTAACGGTATAAATACTGGTTCTGATGAGTATATAAAAGAAAATATCAAAAGCATTACTAATTTTCCATCTATTGATAAATTTTATATGTCATTAAATCCAATTCAATATAAATTCAAACAACGTCCAAACGATGATGAAATATCTAAAATACATTTTGGATTTGGAGCAAGGGAAACAGAAAGACATCTAAAGGAAAATAATTTTGAATCAGAAAATTATAGTATAGTTACAAAATCTATTTTAGATAAGCCTAATTTTGTTGGACGTACTGATGAATATTCAATGAATTATCTTGAATTTATCTCTCTCAACACCCACATGACTCAAAAAGCTATAATGGTATCGTAATTTAAGACACTTCAAGAGACATTTCTTAATGAATCTGATATACTGTAAACACTACAGAAA